TCAACTCTTAGAAAAGCCTTAGCTTCTGCTAATGATATTGCAGTAGTAGTAGGTGCTGTTTTAAGCACTAGCTTACCATAAGGTACTATACCGTAGTCTGAAAAGTTGTAGTAGTTAATCATTTTTAAAAAAATAAAAAAGGAGAGAGTGTTTCCACTCCCTCCAATTAATTAAAGTTATGCACTTAAAGAAGTATATTTAACAAATGATGCACCATCGGCAACACCAAAGTCAACATAGTTGTTTAAGATTAGTCTTACTTCGCCTTCTACAGCTCTACTATATGGGTCAATTTGAATAGTCATTGGACCAAATTGAGCATAGAAAACACGGCTAAAGTCTCCGAATATACCGTCTCCACTTGTACCAGCTACAGATGCTGGAGCTGAAGAGAAGTAACCAGGATACCCAGCTAATTTGTCATCAACATAAAGAGGATATACAGAAGCAACTTGAGCAGCTCCTTTTATTGCAGAATACAATTCAAAAGAGTTAACGAAAGCATTGTTTCCGTCAAGACCGTGATTGTTTGCAATAGTTTGGATAGCCTCTAACATATCTGAAGCTACATCAAAAGTACCAGACTCAGTAAATGTTAATACACCAGTAGTACCAGCAATACAGCCTGGAGCGTTAGTTACATCAGAAGAGCCAAACATTGCAGCGTCGATTTGTACTGCCATATTACGAGCCATATCATTCATAACAGCAGCCTCAGCTTGTGGACCATTCTGAGCTAAAATTTGATTAGATAGGTTAGCGTAACCAGTTACTCTCTTTGGAGTTAAAGTTAACTTTTCAAAGTTAGCACCACCATTATCAGCAGCAGCTACTTCAGTCTTCCAACCTACAGTAGACCCACCAGCGATAGGTAGTACAGTATCAGCAGCAACTGTACCTAAGTCAGTAACACCTACTTTGTTATAAAGACCAGCCTCTTGTAAAGACTCAACGAAAGCACCTACAGCAGTTGGAGCGATAGCAGAGTTAGTTTGGTCGATTGCTCTTTTCTCTTTCAACATTGTTGGGATACCAATACCATCGATAGATTTACGAGCTTCTTTTTCAGCTTCTTGGTGCATTTCAGCTTCTAAGCCACTAAGTCCTTTTCCAGAACGTAGTTCGTTAACAGCTTTAAATAAAGACCAGTTACTTGCAGCTCTAGTCTCTTCAGAAACTGGAGCATTCTTTTTTACATTTGTAGCTTGAATAGTTTCAAACTTAGCAGCTCTCTCAGCCATAGCTGTAAGAGAATCTACTTTTTCAGTTAGTGAATCGAACTCAGTTTGCTCATCAGATGTCATTTCTCTTTCTTCAACTTTACATAAGTCTACTAAAGATTCCATCTTCTCAACATTGATAGCTCTCTCCTCTAATAAAGATTTACTATTTTTCATCTTGAAAATTTTATTTATTTTTAATGACTCTCAATCGCATTTCAGCGAGGCTGCGATGTCTTAAGTCTATTTCTTCTTTTTGTGCCTCTTCTTTTTCTTTAGCTAAGTTTACTTCTAACTTCTTAGCCTCTTCTTTTTCTTGCCACTCTTCCATAGAACGTAAAGCTACTGAACTACTTGCAGCGTTGTATGCTGGGTAAGTTACTGAGCTAACATCGTATAAGCGTGAAACCTTGTTTATAGTTCTAATATTCATCCCGTCTTTTATTTCCCAAGAGTCATCCTCTACAGTAAATGCAAAACTAGACTGGCTAATAGTACCATTCTTTAGCAACTCCATTAAGTCTCTAGCAGTAGAAGTGTTAGGCATATCAGCTTCGTAGCGTAGTCCCTTCTCATCTACAGATAGTCTTAAAGTGTTGTTAGTAGTTCTTGCTAGTACTAAGTTAGCATCGTGGTTTACTAAGAATCTTACGTCATCTTCTAATCTACCTTCAAATGCTTCTGGAGCAATGTACTCTCTAAAGCCACCTAAGTCATTAGACATTGAATTAAAGACTGCACCGTAGCCTACTACAGTTGGATTATCGCCATCCATTCTTAGCTCTAAATCTTGAACGTCAATAGTTCTTACTTCTTTATTTTTCATATTATCAAATTTTTCTTCTTTTTCTATTTCAGCTATCTTTCTCTTAGTCCAAGCGAAGCCAGGGTCTCCTCCCCATAATGCCCTATCCTCCTCATCTTCTAGCTGAGCATAACATACTGCTAGACGTTGGTCATTGTCATCGTATTCTTGCATAAACTCATCAGCTACACATCTCTCGATGAACTCCTCCTCTGTTTCATTTATGTTTTTAGTTGGTATCGGCATCGTCTTCATTAGTTTGCCCAATAGGAGCATAATTAAGAGGGAAGTAATGAGTATCCCCATCATCGATTCTGTTGAAGTCTTCCATTACTCTTACCTCATTAATACTTAAAACTCCCATTGATATCATTTCTCTATAGTAGTCAGCTCTTGCTGCTGAGTCTCCTCTTAGTAAACCATTAGAGTCTATTCTAACAAAATAGTTACTAAACTCATTCTCTCTAAATAGCTTTCTATTAAGCTCACTCTCAATCAATACTAAGTAAGGCTGCAAAGTAAATCTAACAAAGTCAATACTTAAGGCTTCTATAGATGAGTAGTTAGCAGACTTCTCTAAGTGTCCAATCAAAGATAAAGGCACTTTAAATATACGAGCAATCTCTTCTATTTGAAAGCGTCTAGTTTCTATTAATTGTAATTTATTTACATCAAAAGTACTAGGCTCAAAAGACATACCTTCCTCTAGTATTGCAGTTTTACCAGCAGTAAATGAGCCACTATGTGATTGATTCCAAGAAGTCTTTAATCTTTCTACTGCTTCTTTACTTAATTTACCAGGATGCTTTATTACTCCTCCAGTTTGTGCTGAGTTACCTAGTATAGAATTAGCAGAGTCATTAGAAGCTATAGAAGTTCCTATAGTTGTTCTTTGTGCATTTATAACTGATGTACCTTCATAACCATTAAATGATAAGTTAAAAAAGTGTAACATATCCTCTTTAAGAATAGCTATTTCAAAGTCTTTAACATCATAGTATATTTGACCATCGTGATTTATTACCTTTACATCTTTTGATTTAATAGGTATTAATCCTATTGGTCTAGCCGAGCTATTTTTTTCAATGTAAAAGTAAGAATTACCATTAAGAAGTAGGTTGTTCATTAACACCTCTAGAAAGGTGTATGTAGTCATAAACTCATTAGGGTTGCGAGTCAGTAGACTATGTATGGGGTGTGTTCTATCTAATATCTTATCTTGGTCTGGCTCTACCTTGTAAACTCTTACTGGTAGTGATGCTATAGATTCTGAGATGATTCTAACACAAGCAAAGACTGCTGAGAAAGTCATAGATGATTGCTCAGTTACAGCAGTTTTATTAGCAGCTCCACCGAAACTTAAAGCACCTCTAAGAAAATTATCGCTTCGCTTCTCAGTACGAAGAAAGTCAAATAGTCCCATAAATTTGTAATTACTTTACAAAGATAACATTTATCGCAAAAGTCAAATCCATAAAATGCCTCTATCATTATATGCCGAGTCATCAGTATCATCATTCATATAACATCCAAGAGCCATTACTAATGCAACCATTCCGTCAATCTTTTCTGTTGATTTACTTTTATCCATTTTAATATTACCAGCTGGGTCAGTCTTCATAGCTAAATTAGAACACATCCAACGAAGCACTTTATTACCAGCGTGGTTTATTTGTTTTCCTAAAACTAACTTCTCTAATTCTTTAGTAGGTGCAGACATACTAGCAAATCCTTGACCATAGCTTTCCATAGGTAAACCATCCTCTGTCAAGTCAATTACTAACTGGCTTGAGTTCCATCTATCGTAAGATATGCTTTTTATATTTACTACCTCAGCTACTTCTTTTATTCTACGCTTAATGTAGTTGTAGTCAGTAACATCTCCCTCAGTCAATTCCATCAATCCCTCTTTCTCCCAACCAATGTAGTCTACTTGGTCTCTTCTACTTCTTATAAAAGCATTATCCTTTGGTGCAAAAAAGTAAGGTATTACTGTAAACCTATCGTCTTCTGGAATGATTAAAACAAAAGCTGATATATCTCTAACACTAGCTAAGTCAAGTCCAGCGTATGCAGTCATTCCTTTATAGTCCTCTAAGTTGATTGGTGCTTTATTGCACAACATCCATTGTTGGTCTGATAGCCACTTACTAGCACTACTCATCCATTGGTTAAGGTGTAACATTCTAAAAGTATTCTCGTAGCTAGGTAACTT